CAGACAGCGGTTAACAATCAAGCTGTTTTGGAAGGAACCATTGCCCAGCAGAATACTCAGATGCAGGAGCAGCTTGAGTCTCAGCGTCAGAATCAGGCTCTCATATCAAAGCTTTCAGAGGCTAATGATGAGGCTCGTCAAGAGGTTAATCAACTCAGGAATACCTTTGCTCGGCATGACCTGAATAATCTGGCTATCGCAAAGCCAGGGCTTATTGAGAAAATTGTGAACAAAGGAACCGCAAAGGTTCACCAGCAGTTTATTGATCTCACCAATCCGAGGCAGTTCGATGAAACTCCTAGTCCTGAGTAGTGTTTTGTTGTTGAGCGGTTGCTCTACGTTGGGTGGCTTATTTGGTGGTTCTCCAGCCGTACCCGTAGTAGCTCCGGTTGAGATTGTAACCATTACCGAACCAGCGCCCATGTATCACCCGCCGCTGCCAGAGGGTCTGACACCCGCCGAGATTGAATGGATTGTGTTGAATCCCAGTATCATGCGTGAGTACATTGAAAACTATGATGCAGGAAATGCTCCCGCAGTGGCGTATTACGGATTGACTGCTCAGGCGTATGAGAACTTATCGAATAACTTGGCGGATGTTCGCCGTTATATACGTCAAAACCTGAACATTATTGAATACTATCGGGACAATGACCCGACTCGCAAGGAAGAGTAGCTATGGATGCGCCTATTAAAAAGAAAGTTGATCTTGAGCTTGAGGTAACAACCAATAATATTGGAGCAAATCCTTATCATAAGTGGATTCATCTCGCCAAGACCGTTGATGCGTGGCGTATCTTTCCCCGCATTTTTGTCAGTGTTTACATAGTGCTTCTGTACGAGGTGGTAACTTGGTTTATGACGCTAAACGAACCTAATATGGAACAAGCGGGACTCGTTTCAATCGTGGTGGGTGCTATGGCAGCAGTGTTTGGAATCTATGCTGGTACGTCAGGCCAGTCAAAGAAGTTCAAAGGTGAAGACTGATGAATGAAGCCTTCTCACTGATTGGTGAGGTAGGGTTTCCCATTGCCATTGCCCTGATCGCAGGGTTTTTTATATTTCTGACTATAAAGTACATTCTTGAGAGTGTTATTGGGCAGGTAAATGGAATACACGGCATTGTTCAAGCCTTGGATAACAGGGTCAAAACGATGAACCACGACATTATTAGGCTCGATGCTACAATGTGTGCGGTGCTGGGAATTAGACCGGATCTAAATAGGATCGCCAGAGCCAATGGAAAAGAAGATGCCAGGCGTGATTGATGGACGGTATTGCAACAGCGATCAACGAGTACGGGTTCCCAATCGTAGCCACGGTGGGGCTTCTGTACATGATCCACTTTATTTGGAACTTCATAACCAACAATATCAAGGCAAAACTAGCAGAGGCTAATACCACACTGATTGCTTTGATTGATCGGATCAGGATGCTCGATAACGACATTATCAGGCTGCAACAGAAATTAGATACATCAATTGAACTTAGGGAGCAAAAGAATGAAAAATTGGCTGATAGCGATTAGTTTACTGGCAGCTCCGGCTCTAGCAACTGATTTCGTCTTCAAATTCAATAGCCCTTCCTTCAATGGTATCGCTCAGTCAGCCCATTATCTGACCATTGACGAGCAAGAAAGAAGTCGCAAAGCTGCGATTCTGGAAGAGATTGAATCAAAGGCAAATGATCTTCTTCGTGAGCAGGAGAACACCACGCTTGCTAAGTTTGTTAGAAACCTGGAATCACGCATTTTTTCTCAGCTATCCAGGGATCTAGCAGAATCCTTATTTAACTCTGAGACAGGCGGTACAGGCGGGGTTTTTGATCTCGAAGGCAACTCAATAGCCTTTGTGAATACGGGTACAGAGATAATCCTTACCGTTACTGACACAGATGATTCCATCACTGAAATACGCATACCCATTGGTTCCTTTGGTATTTGCAGTACGGACGAGTGCGCACCTTAGCTTTATGCCTTATGGCGTTACTTGCCGGATGCGCGAGTGTCGATTCGGCTAGGAGATGTGCGCTCATCAGTCAGGATTACATTGATGATCGAGGCATTAAACTTAACGATTGTGCCCGTGGCCCACGGATAGAGCGCCCAACGCTCAGAAACCTTATAAATCTTTCTCCGCCACGGCAAAAGGCCGTTGTAAGCGTTTATTCTTTTGCAGATCAAACCGGACAACGGGCCGCAGCAGACAACATGGCGCTGTTCAGTACCGCAGTGACTCAGGCAGGGGATTCTTTTCTCATAGACGCGCTACTCGCAGCGGGTGGTGGTAAGTGGTTTCTAGTGGCCGAGCGTGGGAACTTAGACGCTTTGACGAGAGAACGACAGCTTATTATCTCCACTCGAAGCAGCTATGGCGGGGAGGGTGCAAATAAGCTAGAACCCTTGCTGTTCTCTGGTTTAATCATGGCAGGTGGAATCGTTGGGTATGATACTAATCTTCGATCTGGTGGTATTGGAGCGCGATATCTGGGAATCGGGGCTAGCAGCCAGTACCGAATTGACGAGGTTACGGTAGCTTTGAGGGCAGTTCTAGTCCAAACTGGACAAGTGTTGCTAAATGTAGTAACGAGTAAACAAGTTTATTCGACCAGCATGGGAATAGATGGGTTTCGATTCACGGAGAATGGAACAGAGCTGTTTGAGCTAGAAAGTGGTTTTGCTGCCAATGAAACGCAAACCTATGCGGTTCGGTCTGCTATCGAAGCAGCAGTTTACGCCATCATTGTTCAAGGGATTGAAGACGACCTATGGGACTTTGAACCAAAGAAGGAGGCTTCTAATGAAATCCCTGATTAAAAATTGTTTTTTGTATCTTGCAGTCTTGCTTTCATTGGCTTACATGGTTTCAGCGTATGGAGCCAACAACAGTATATACATTACTCAGAGCGGCGCTAGTAGCGCCCTCACAATGAATATCGACCAGATCGGTGCTAGCAATGTCGTGGGTACTACTAGTTCCAGGGTTTCTTTAACGGGAACCAGCATGACCGTTGACATCGACCAGATCGGTGACAGCAATGTGATTGCCGCTACGGTCGCGCAAGGCAATACCACTTCATTTACGTTGTCTTCAACCGGCGATTCCAACACGCAAACTCTCGCAGTGGGTGCGACAGGGGACGTTGCTGGTAGTGATTTTGATTTTGCTGCTACAGGCGATTCCAACGCCCTTACTTTCACGCAAGGTGCAGCGGCTACTGCGACTAGCGGCAATACCGATATTGTTATCGCAGGTACAAGCAATGACCTGAACATTGTCTCAGAGGTGGTCGGTGCAACGAATAATTGGGATGTGGACGGAGATTCTAACGATATCGACACTACCCAAACCGGAAATGCCAATCATTCCATCACGGCTGACATCACTGGGAATACCAATAACATTGATATCGACCAGACAAGCAGTACGGGAAGTACCTCTGGAATCGTAAATATTATCGGCATTACAACGGGCGGGACCATCGACATTGACCAATGCGCAAGTGGCTGCTGATATTCCTACCGCTTGCTGCCCAAGCTCAAGTCGGTGAAATTACTGAGCTTCGGGGCATCGGTGAGGTTGTCAGGCAGGACACAACAGATTCCCTAACCGCTGAGTTAGAGCTGGGCATTTCCAGTTACGATGATGTGCGTACTGGCAATGGCCGTATGGCGATATCTTTCTTGGATGACTCTGTTTTGAGACTCACGGAACACAGCAAGATAGTCATTGATGATTTTGTCTTTGACCCAGACCCCTCTAAGTCTCGGTTAGCCTTGAACATGGCAAGCGGTACAGCGCGTTTCCTGACAGGCGCTTTGGGTAGAATCAACAAAGAAAATATCTCTATCCGTACCCCAACTGCCACCATAGCTATTCGAGGTACAGACTTCACCACCACGGTCGATGAGATAGGCCGTAGTTTAATCATCCTCTTGCCCAACGAAGACGGTAGTGCCAGCGGTGAGATCACGGTTGAAACTGCTGCCAGTACAGTGGTTTTGAACCAACCCTTTCAAGCAACGATGACTACGGTAGCAGAATCGGCCCCCACCAGACCCGTTGTATTGACAGGATTGACTTTAGGATTCATTGATAACTTGTTGATTATTAGTCCAAGAGATGAGATTACTGAACTGGTGGAGGAGCAGTCAGGCACGATCTCAAACATTCTTGATGTAGACTTGTTGGAAGAAACCGAACTCGACGAGAATGAGTTAGACAATGACGAGCTTAAAGAAGAGATAGGAAGGCTCGATATAGACCTTCTGAATGTAGATTTTCTAACAGACTTACTGGAAATTATTGAGGTATCCGTTACGGAACAGGCAGAAGCAGAGCAAATAGCAGGGGTTCAGATTGAAGGAATTATTCCTGGCTTCGATCCGCAGAATCAAATTTATAGTTTTGTTGAAGGCGAAGTGCTAACGATTTTCAGGAGTGTTGAGAACACCGTAGACCTTGAGCTAGACAAAGAAGGTTCCTACAACATAGCGCTCCTTACCGCAGGGAAAGCAATAGACATTACCGTTAACGGAGGAGGCGATAATGCGATTTCTATTAATCAGTCTAATTAGCTTCCCTTTATGGGCGGCTGACAACTCTGTGGACATTGACCTGAAAGGAAACTCCAGCATCTACATTGACCAAATAGGCTCTGGTAATACAGCCCAGGTATGGTGCGGATTGAGCAATGGAACCTACGCCACGCACAATTGTTCCAGCGCTACCATTGATATAGACCAGAATGGGACAAACAATCTTGCCAAAGCCTACTCACAATACACCAATCACACTGGAAACGAGTACACGATTGAACAAACTGGCGATAATAATGTAGGGTATATTGATGCTGACGACAACGATAACGAGTCAACCATCACCCAAACTGGGGATAATATGCAGGGTGAAATCTTTATGTCAGGCAATGACAATGTTTACACAATCGCTCAATCAGGGACAGGCGATCATTACGCTAAGTTCTATGCCTTTGGGGATGACAGCGCATGGACTGCAACTCAGTCAGGATCGGGCAACCACAACGCCTATATTAAGTCCTGCGGCAACTGTAACAACAACGATGCCACCATTACGCAGTCAGGCAGTGGTGCTAAAGACGGTGATATAGAGTTCCGTAATAATCCTGCCGATAACTCGACAGTGAACCTGACGCAGAGTGGGGATGGCGCTCACGTTGGAAATATCAGGATCGAGCAAGGAGATTACACTGTAAACGCTACCCAAACGGGTGTCAGTGCTAAGGCTTACACGGTAATTCTAGACTGCACCGCAAATTGTAACAAAACTGTTACAGTGAACCAGTTTGATTAGGAGGGTTAGATGCCTAAAAAGAAAACAAAATCAAAATCTAAAGTAAATGAGGCTGGGAATTACACAAAGCCTACAATGAGAAAGGGCTTGTTTAGTAGAATTAAAGCAGGAACAAAAGGCGGCAAGGCAGGCCAGTGGTCGGCTAGAAAAGCTCAAATGCTTGCTAAACAATATAAAGCTAAAGGTGGAGGTTACAAATGAAAGGCGTTAAACATTACAAAAAAGATGGAACAGAGCATAAAGGTTCTAGTCACAAGATGGCAGATGGTACTCTTCATACTAATAAATCGCACACTAAAACAAGTGTAAAGTTATTTCATTTGAAGGACTTGTCAGCAAGAGCTAAGACAAAAGCAAAGGGCAAGGGCAAGAAGTAATGGCTGTCAAGAAATCTCAAAAATCTTTGAAAGACTGGACTAAGCAGAAATGGCGTACTAAAAGTGGTAAGCCATCAGCAAAGACGGGCGAAAGGTACTTGCCAAGTGCCGCTATAAAGTCTTTATCTTCTAAAGAATACGCTGCAACCACTCGAAAAAAACGAGAAGACACCAAAAAAGGTAAGCAGGTCAGCAAACAACCTAAGAAGATAGCCAAAAAAACCCGCAAATACAGAAAGGCTAGTAAATAATGCCAAAGAAAAAAAGAAACTATAAAAAGGAATATGAGAATTACCAAGGCAAAGAGAAGCAAAAGGAGAATCGTGCTGCTCGTAATTCCAGTCGTGCTGCGATGAAAAAGAAGGGTAAAGTATCCAAAGGCGATGGAAAGGATGTTCATCACAAGGATGGCAACCCCAAAAACAAGAAGGCCAGCAACCTGAAGGTAACTTCCAAGGCTAAGAACAGATCATTCAAGAGGACTAAAAGTGGCCGAAAAAAAACGTAAAAGTAAGAAAGACCCTCGTTTAGAAAGGGCTGGCGTTGCTGGGTTCAATAAGCCTAAGCGTACCCCTAGCCATGCTAAGAAGAGTCATATCGTTGTGGCTAAGGAAGGCGACAAGATTAAGACGATACGCTTCGGGCAACAGGGCGTTACCACGGCTGGCAAACCCAAGGCCGGAGAGTCTGCCAAGCAGAAGGCCAGACGAAAATCTTTCAAAGCAAGACACGGTAAAAATATCAAGAAGGGCAAGATGTCAGCCGCTTTCTGGGCAGATAAAGTCAAATGGTAGAACCGATTGATGGTAATCGCCCTGCCATTGCTGAAGTCATTTGGGAAGATGCGTGGGTTGGAACAACTGATGTCTCAATGAAAGATGCTACTGAGCTTGTTCCTGTTATTCGCTCAACGGTAGGTTACGTCATCTCAAAAGACAATGATGACTGTTTGATTTTAGCAACCGATCTTTATCAAAAAGATAAATCCATAATTAACACTCCGATGGTCATACCCTGGGGGATTATTATTGATTGGTGGGAGTTTGAGGTTCATTGAAAGTTTTATTGGCTCTATTAGCAGGATTATTGCTATTTCGAGTCATAGATCCGTGGCCGATAGAGACTCTGAGGCTCAAGTATTTTGATGCGTTACTGACGATTAACGAGCCTGTTCAGAGCCAGAACATATCTCTCTACAACATAGATGAGGATGCATTAGTTAAAGGTGGTCAATGGCCTTGGCCCAGGCAGCAGCTTGCAGAACTTAATCGCTCATTACTGGATGCAGGGGCAGCAGCAGTCGTTTACTCCGTATTGTTTCCAGAGAAAGACCGATTTGGCGGTGATACTGAGTTTGCCGAAAGCATGGCTCAAGTTCCCACGTTCCTCTCAGCAGTAGCCACTGCCGACACAGATCGACAGCAAGGCTGGCACATAGGCGTAGCCACGCTGGGTCAGGTTAATGAGAACGCTATCAATTACTCTGGCATCCTACCGAATGTAGCTGCACTGCAAGCAGCGGCTATCGGTACAGGTGTGGTCAATACGGCTCCAGAGGTCGATGGGCTTGTCCGGCGTGTGCCTATGGTGATCAGAGTTGGGGAGAGCCTGTACCCTGCTTTGGGACTGGATGTTTTGCGTGGACTAGCCGGAGACCCATCCTATCAGGTGAGGGGGTCTCAGACGGGCATAGAGGCGGTCAGAGTGCCTAGCTTCGATACCATCAACACGGATGCAGCAGGCAGGGTATGGATAGACTGGGGAACCAATTTTGCCCAGCAACCCATAGAAGGTACTATCATGTTTGTCGGCGTGACTGCGGCTGGTATTACCCCGTTGGTTCCCACCCCCAGGGGGCTGATGTACCCTCATGAGATTCAAGCCACCCTGTTCGAGACCTTACTAACCGGATCTTCGCCAGTGCGTCCTGATTGGGCTTTAGGTGGAGAGTTCTTGGCAATCCTATTACTGGGGTTGGGTACTGCCTTGGTGGTAATCCGCTTGCCTGTCCTGACTGTTCCGGTAGGGGTTCTGGCTATCGGCGCTCTGACGGTCTCTGGCTCGGTCTGGGGTTATTTGCGATTCGGGGTATTGATAGATGCCGCATGGCCTGTTTTATCCAGTTTGACCATCGGTTCAGTGGGTGTTGGGCAGAGAATGATTAGTGAGTATCGGCAGAAGCTCCAGATCAAAGGCATGTTTGGCACTTACGTCAGCCCGAAGCTAGTTCAGCAGTTAGTCGATGATCCCAGCCTGATGAAGCTCGGCGGGGATACCAAGACCCTGAGTTTCCTGTTTTGTGACATCGTAGGCTTCACGCCAATGTCTGAGCACTTCAAAAACAATAATGATCCTCAAGGTTTAGTTGCCTTGGTCAACCGTCTGTTATCTGCCCTGACTGATGTAGTGCTGTCCCTTGATGGCACGATAGACAAGTACATGGGTGATTGCGTGATGGCATTCTGGGGCGCACCAGTTGATTGTGAAGACCATGAAGAAAAGGCTGTCGCTTGTGCTGGTTTGATGCTGATAGCTTTGGAAGAGCTGAACAAAGAAATAGAAGCAGAAGGATTGCCGAGGTTGGGCATTGGGATCGGAGTCAATACTGGCCCTTGTGTGATTGGTAACATGGGCGGGAAGACCAGGTTCGACTATTCTGCTATTGGTGATGCAGTGAACGTGGCAGCTAGACTCGAAAGCAGCTCAAGAAAGTACGAGCAGGATGTCCTCATCGGTGAGACCACTGCCCAAGCGGTTCCAAGCATGGTGGAGTACCTGGACTCCATCGAGGTCAAGGGCAAGAGCGAGAAACTAAGCGTTTACACGCTTTCTTCTCAGTAAGTTTTATTCTTCCTCATGACTGTCTTTGTCACGGGATGCAAATCGTGATTTAAGTGCTGACAGTGCCAACAATTCATATCTTTTCTGTCTAGTGGCTACAAATTTACTAATAATTCTCGTTATTTCTCCGAGAGTTTTTGATCTAATATCTGCAAATTGACAACCAATAAGTTTAATCTGCATACCTTCCTCTCCAAATATATCATTCTCGCTAGAGAATAATATGCAGCCATCATCGCAATCGAGATACAGTATTTCCAGTGTCTCTATGCCGTACTCATCAGGCTCGTCCCTATAAATAAAATAGCCAGAATGCGTTAATCCATACCTATATTTATCATAAGTTTCTTTTGTTAGACCTTCAAATCGGCTGTACTCTTCTTTCCACATTTCAATTACTCCTTTTCCTCAGTAAGTTTCATTCTTTATCCTGTCTGCTTTCGTCATAAGATTTAACCAGACGAAGTTTTTCCAATCTCTCAGCAGGAACCACATGATTATCTAGCTTTGAGACGGTATCTTCCTGACTATCTTCATCTCTGGGGTAGTAAGCCAAAACAAAACTTCCGCAATCCGGGCAGGAAAGATTAGTTACAATGCAATATTCGTCAGACAATGCTCCATATCCTTCTTCAAGGTCGTGATCTCCACCCCAGATAAGTTCCTCATTGCAGTGCCAACAATCCATATCAATTACTCCTTCTTACAGAACTCTTTTTTTTAGGCTTCTTACCGAATATTCGGTCAAATCCTTCATCAAAACGCTTTTTGTCCATTGGTCTTTGCTTGCTTCCCTTTCCCATAAATATTCTATCCTTCTACCTCGATAAGTAAATCTATGTAATGACGAGCTTTTTTAAAGTCATCAACACCACCTTTGGTTTTGTAGCGACAGATATACTTCACAACATTCCCTGCGCCGTAGCCGAGATTATTAAGTTCTATGAACTCAAAAGGCTGAATGGCTAGGTCTTTGTAGTGGTCGCCACCCACTTGCTCATCTAACGCATCACTCATTACACCCATCCTTGATCCGATCCCACAGTGGTTTCTCGCATTTCTCAATTGCTGGCGGCGACCATGTTGGCAGTCGCGCTGTGCCAGG